GTCGGTGCCGCCCAACGACGCGCAGTTCCTGGAGACACGGAAATTCCAGATCGATGAGATTGCCCGTATCTTCCGGGTGCCTCCACACATGGTAGGCGACCTTGACAAATCCAGCTTCTCCAACATCGAGCAACAGTCCCTGGAATTCGTGAAGTACACGCTGAACCCTTGGGTCATCCGCTGGGAACAGGCGATGCACAAAGCATTGCTCCTGCCCTCGGAAAAGCAACAGTACTTCATCAAGTTCAATGTGGACGGATTGCTCCGTGGCGATTACCAGAGCCGGATGAACGGCTATGCGGTGGGCCGGCAGAACGGCTGGCTGTCCGCCAACGATATCCGGGAGATGGAGAACCTGAACCCGATATCCGAAGAGGAAGGCGGCAACCTGTACCTGATCAACGGGAACATGACCAAGCTGAAAGACGCAGGGCTGTTTGCCAATAAACAGCAGGCGATACAGAACGGAGGTAACAACAATTGAAAAAGAAATTCTGGAACTGGGTGCGGAACGAGGATACCGGCATCCGTACCCTTGTACTGAACGGGCAGATTTCCGATGAGACCTGGTTTGGCGATGAAGTCACACCGGGTCTTTTTCGTGAGGAACTCAATGCCGGGGAAGGGGACGTCACGGTATGGATCAACTCTCCCGGCGGCGATGTGTTCGCTGCGGCACAGATCTACAACATGCTGATGGAGTATCCCGGTAATGTGGATGTCCGTATTGACGGTATCGCGGCTTCCGCCGCATCGGTCATCGCCATGGCGGGGAACAAGGTTTCCATGTCACCGGTGGCCATGATGATGATCCACAATCCCATGACCGTAGCCATGGGCGATAAGAAGGTCATGCAGCAGGCCATCGACATGCTGGATGAAATCAAGGAGAGCATCATCAACGCCTATGAACTGAAGACGGGTCAGTCCCGGACAAAGATTGCCCACATGATGGACGCAGAGACTTGGTTCAACGCCAAAAAGGCAGTAGAGCTGGGATTTGCGGACGACATTTTATACACCGGCGATTCCGATAAAAAGGATGTGCCGGAAGCGGTGCTGTTCGGCAGGCTGACCGTCGTCAACTCGTTTCTGGGCAAGTTCAACATTATTGACAAACCGGCAGAGCCGGACAACCGTGTAGAAGCCGCACCACTGACGGAGCGGCTTAATTTATTGAATCATTAAGGGAGGAAACAACTATGGCTATGACTATTACTGAAATGTTGGAAAAACGCGCAAGGCTGTGGGAATCCACGAAGAAATTCCTGGAAGACCATACCGACAAGGACGGCAAGATGACTGCCGCCGACGCGGAAGCGTATGAAAAGATGGAGGCGGACATCAAGGAGATGACCAAGACCATCGACCGTCTGGAAAAGCAGATCGAACTGGACAAGAAGTTCGCATTGCCGACTTCCAGCCCGCTGACCGGCAAACCCCAGACGGCGGTACCAGGCGCGGAGGAAAAGAAAGGCACGGCATCTGACGCCTACAAGAATGCGATGCTGAAGGCACTGCGTACCAATTTCCATAAAGTGGAAAATGTGCTGATGGAAGGCGTCGACGAAAGCGGCGGTTACCTGGTGCCGGATGAACTCGACGGCCGACTGGTGGACGTGCTGGAAGAAGAAAACATTTTGCGCAAGCTGGGTCATCCGCTGAAAACCAGCGGCCAGCACAAGATTAACATCGTGGCCACCAAGCCTGCGGCACTGTGGGTCGAAGAGGGCGGCGCGCTGACCTTCGGGGATGCTACCTTCGATCAGAAGTTCCTGGATGCCCACAAACTGCATGTGGCCGTCAAGATTACCGAGGAACTCTTGTATGACAACGCCTTCCAGTTGGAAAACTGGGTCATCGAAGAATTCGGTAAGGCGCTGGCGAACGCAGAGGAAGACGCCTTCCTGAACGGTGACGGTACCGGCAAGCCGAAGGGGTTGTTCAGGGATGCCCAGACCGGGGTGACCATTGATTCCGTGGACATTACGGCGGATGACGTTATCGACCTGGTGTACAGTCTGAAACGCCCGTACCGCAAGAACGCATCCTTCATCACCAATGACGGGACGCTGGGCGTGATCCGCAAGCTGAAGGACGACAACGGGAACTATCTGTGGCAGCCTTCCCTGCAGGCGGGCCAGCCGGATACCCTGTTGGGTTATTCTATCCACACTTCGCAGTTCGCACCGGTCCTGGCTGCAGGGAACGTGGCGATGGCCTTCGGTGATTACAACTACTACAACATCGGTGACCGTGGCCGCAGGGCATTCCAGGAACTGAAGGAACTGTTCGCCGGCAACGGTATGGTCGGCTTTGTGATGAAGGAACGTGTGGACGGGCTGTTGATCCTGCCGGAAGCAGTACAGCTGTTGAAAGTATCGGCAGGCTGATATAAGGAAGGGTGATGGTCATGCTTCTGGAACTGGAGGAAGCGAAGAACTACCTGCGGGTAGATACTGACGAGGAGGACGGCCTGATTACAGGCCTGTCCCAGTCGGCAGAAAAACTGTGCATGGATGTGGCCCGGATAGAAGATGCAGAAGATTTTGCAACTCTTGGGGATACGGCGAAGACCGCAGTTCTGTATGCGACAGCTTATCTGTACGAACACCGGGAGGAAGCGGACCATCACGCCCTGACCCTGACCCTCCGCTCCCTGTTGTTCGGGGTGCGGAAGGAGGGGTTTTAAGATATGGACATTTCCAAACTCCGGCACCGGGTCACGGTGCTGAAAAAGACCCTCGGCACGGATATCGGGCTGGGTGCTCCGGTGACCTTCACGGATGACGGAAAGATATGGGCGGAGTTCCTGCAGCAACGGGTCTCCACCGGGGTGGTGGCGGACGACGGGGCGGCGGTGCTGGTCACCCAGGGCATCCGCATCCGTCCCCGCGCGGTTGAAAAAGGCTGGAGGATTCAGTATGGCGGCCATACCTATGAGGTCATCGATGTGGACCGCGGGAACCCTTCCGTCTATGTGCTTACCACACAGGAGGTCAGGCCATGAGCGGGATGTTCACGATCAAGGTCAACATGGGTTCGGTCATCTCCAATGCCATCCGTGACATCGATAAATATGATGCCGAAAAGCAGAAGAAGATCCGCAAGGTCATCGCTGACGGGACAAAAGCCGTCAGGGACAGGGCGGTGCAGGCTGCCCCGAAAGGTCCTACGGGGAAACTGCGTAAGGGCATCAAAAGTTCGGTGGTGGGAGATGGCCGGGAAGGCCTTGTTACCTCTACGGCTCCCCATTCCGCCCTGGTGGAATATGGCACGGACAACAGGCTGACCTATTCCCGGAAAGGGAAGGTGCTGAAGTTCACCTGGAAAGGGAAGGTGCGGTATTACCGTGGCATCCTGAAGTCAGGGAAGATGAAACCGAAGCCGTTTTTAAAGAAAGCGGCGGACAGCGAATGGCCGAACATCGTAAGGAACATGGAGGACGCATTGAAATGATACGGATAAAAGACATACCGCAGGTCGCCCTGCGGACAGCCCTGTTCGCCCTGCTGAAAGACGGTCAGTCCTGTGATGTATATGGGGATGTGCCGGAAAGGGCGGCACTTCCGTATATCACCCTTGGTGCGATGACCTTCCGGCCGGTCGGAAACAAGACAGCGGTCATCTGGCAGGCGACCGCCGGCATCGAAGTCTGGGCGGACGGGAACCAGCAACAGGAGATGAACGATATCCTGAACGACATCTGCATCCTGTTTTCCTACTACGGGGCAGATCTGGAAATCGAGGGGTATCACATAATCGGGACGAAACTGGAATCCGTGGAGACCTGGCCGGAATCCGTGACGGGTTACCATGGGACGGCGACCGTCCAATTTACATTACAGAAAGGTAAGGTGCAGCAATGAGCAGATTAACGGCACAAGAGTTACAGAACCTGCCGGAGAATCCCGATACCAATATCGCGGAAGCCGGCAAGGATGTGTTGTTGTATATCGGAAAGAGCGGGTCGGGAACGACAGAGGCCTTCGCCCTGGTGGGCGGCCAGCGGAACTCCACCATCGAGATGAGCGCCAACTCCCTGGATGCATCCCATAAAGGCTCCGGCGGATGGACTGCCAACAAGCCGGGACTGAAAAGCTGGAAGTCAAGCTTTGACGGCCTGCAGATCATGAGTGACGAAGGGGCGCAGGTTATGGAACACTGTTTCCGTGAAGGTAAGCAGGTACACGCCAAGTTCGTGTATCCGGATGCCTCGTACCAGATCGGCTGGGCATACATCACGGAGTTCACCCGCGACAATCCCCATGACGGCATCGCCACCATCAAGGCGACCATGGAGGGCGTCGGTGAGATTTCCGAGATCACGGCGGCAGGAGGCAACTAACACATGAAGGAATCAATCACGTTCAACAACGGCGCCCGTGAGTGTGAGTTCCTGTTCAACATCCGCAGCCTGAAGGAGATGGAACAGGAACTGGGGTTCTCGCTGAACCTTCTGTTCACGCCGAACGTGGCGCTGGGGCTCCGGCTGATGACCATCCACTTCACACAGCTTGGCGTGAAGTACGGCCTTCAGGACAAGCAGCCGGAGGACAAGGACCCCTACGAGTTCATCCAGCGGTACTGCGACAGCGGCGGGACGCTGGACACTTTGAATGCGCACATCCTGGCGGCGATCGATGCGACCAACCTTTTTACGGAGGGGCCGGCGGCAAAAAG